AAGGTAACTCATGGCATAAAAATAACAAGATAGCTTACTTCGGTGATGGTAATAATTTACAAATTAAATCAGACGGCACTAACGCTTACATTACAGAGAGTGGTGGTGGTGGTAATCTAAGAATACAAGGTCAAACTATTAGATTAGAAAAATCTGATGGTGAAATTATGCTTGAAGCTATTAATGATGCAGGTGTTGATATTCGACATAATCACATAACTAAATTATTAACTGTTGCTGAAGGTATTCAGGTAACAGACAGAGTAATTGGCTCAAGTAATTTAATTCTAAACACACACGACTCAAATGAAAAACTCCACATGGACGCAAGTGGATATATGAAGTTTGAAACTAATGGTGTTGAAAGAATGCGTATTATAAGTGATGGTAAAATTGGTGTCGGAACTTCAAGTCCTTTAACTCCTCTTCATGTCGTAGGAAACAATGGCATACTAGTAGATACATCAGGCAACGGTGACGGACAAATTTATTTTGGTGGCATTTCAGGAACAGATAGAACTTATTTATCAAGATTAACAGACGATTTTAGTATTTGGAATGTAGCAAACGGTTATGTGAGAATTGGTACTAACGATAGTGAAAAAATGCGTATTGGTAGTAATGGAGCAATAGGCATAGGTGAAACTACTCCTTTAGGAAAACTTCACATAAAAAACGGAGATAGTGGGCAAAGTTCTGCAAACGCAAATAGAGATGAGTTAGTTCTTGAAAACGACTCTCATTGTGGAATGACAATTCTATCAGGTACAAGTAGTGTTGGTGGAATTGCATTTGGAGATAGCGGTGGCAACTTACAAGGTTTAATTCAGTATAGTCACACAAACGAACAATTTGAATTTAATGTTAATAGTTCAGCAAATCCTGTAAATATTAATTCAAGTGGTATAACTCTTGGTGGCACAGGTGCAGCTAATACTCTTGATGATTATGAAGAAGGTACATGGACACCTGCTGCTAATGGTGGTTCACCAGCAGTTAGCACAACTCATAAAGCTGTTTATGTTAAAGTAGGAAATATAGTTCATGTTTACTGTGATATAACTTATGCAAGTTCACCAGCAGATACATCTCAAGCAAACCAATTAGTAGGAATACCTTTTACTTGTAGTGATGATTATTATATGTGCGGTAGTAGATTTGCAGGTGTTAATGAGTCAGTACAAGCAAATGTTGCAGGCACGACAGTAGTTTTTAGAAACATGGATGATGGAGTGTTAATGACTAGAAGTCAGCTAGCAAGTAATAGAGCACAACATTATTTTACATATACAATATCTTAATAAGGAGAAAACAATGGCAATAACCAAAGAAACTGTAGTCGATAAGATTGAAGTAGTTGGAGAGTTTAAACATCTTCAAGTGCGGAGAGCTATTATTATCAAAGAAGACGATAATGAAATTAGCAGGTCAGCTCACAGAGTAGCATATACACCAGACCAAGATGTTTCTGCTGAAGACGAAGAAGTAAAAGCAGTTGCAAATACTGTTTGGACTGATGCAGTTAAAACAGCATGGGATGAACACCTTGCAGCTAAAAACAGCACAGAATAATAAAGTACCCATTTTAGAATAACAAACAAAATCAAGAGGATAAATATGTTTACACTAGATGAAAAAAACTATGATGAAACAAAACTAAAAGATGAAGGCAAAATTGCCCTAGTACAGCTACAAAACATAGCTCAAAGAAAACAAGAAATAGGATTAGATTTGACTAATTTGGACGTTTTAGCAAAACACTGGACTGACAAATTAAAAGAAAATCTTCCTGAAGAAGAAAAGCCTGAAAAAGATAAAAAAGAAAAGGTAGTTCTTTAATGGAAATTATTAAAACAATAGAAAAAGTATATGACGCAAGTATGTATAAAATACCTGCTTGGCAAGTTGTTATACTAATTATTATTGCAGGAATTATTTTCTAATGAAAACTGTAGATGAACTCAATGTAGAAGTTGAAAAAATATATGGGCAAATAAAACTCATTGAAAATTCAATTAGAACTATAGAGACAAATCATCTTGCCCACATTCAAAAAAGTATTGAAACCATAAATAGAGTATTATGGTCAGTAGGCTTTGCAGTTTTCGCACAACTGTTAATGACAGTTAAAGCATTCATGGTTGGATAATAATGAAAATAAGCGATAACACAGCAGTTTCAATGCCAATGCGTAACCTTTTATCAATAATTGGTGCGTGTTTGATAGGAGCTTGGTTTGGATTTGGCGTGGTTGAAAGGCTATCGTCAGTGGAAACTGAGTTACAACTTATACAGAAAGATTTAGAAGCTGCTAATGCTTTTATAGATGGTGTACCAAAAGGTGAAATGGTATCACCACAGATACAAGAGATTTATATGTTGGTTGAATACCTTTCAGGCAATGTAGAAAAACTTAAAGAACAAATGGAAAAAGAAATTCCATTGATACAAAAAAATGACATGACTATTCAGTTTCACGAAGAAAGGTTAATTAAATTAGAGGGGGAGTAATGGGTCTCATTGAAACAGTTATTATACTTAGTTTATATGTATATGATGGTGGCAATAAATCCATTGAAGGTTGGTATCATCAGGACAATCTTAGTACGTGCCTCACAGCTAAACGAACAGCGGAGAGGAACTCAGGAAACCAAGTACAATACACTTGCTCATTAGAGCAGTGTGAAATGTCTATAGACCAAACAGGGGTCAAACATTGTGAGAGGATTATTAAATGATGGGATTAGTAAAAATTTTTGGCGGTCTAGCTGGAGATATAATTGGTGGTGTAATTGAAACTAAAAAAGCAAAAGCAAAACAAAAATTAGTTAAAATTGAAGCTGAAACAGAAGTTTTACAACAGCAGATTAAAGGGGAAATAGACTGGGATGTTGAAGCAATTAAGGGAACTAAAGAGTCATGGAAAGACGAATACCTCACCATCCTTTTTTCAATTCCTCTGCTCTTGTGCTTTTTGCCTTTTACTGTGGAATATGTTGAACGAGGTTTTGCAGCTCTTGCAATGACACCTGACTGGTACAAATACACATTGGGTGTAATCGTATCAGCATCATTTGGTATCAAAGGTGCAACTAAGTTTTTTAAAAAATAGAGGAATGATTATGAAAAAATATATTGATTTATGGATGGCATTAAAAAAGAAATGGAAAATGGCAAGTATTGTACTTGTACTAATTATAGTTTTACAAATTATAAATCTATTCTAAATGGAAATTAAAAAAGATGACGACACAATAGAACATCTTTTAGATGAACTTCCAAAATTACTTGTATCACACGCATATAAAAAATTAAAATCAGGAGAAGACCTTACTGCTTCTGAAATGAAGGTATGTTTAGATGTTTGTAAAGCTTACAGTGCTGAAAAGCTTGTTGAGAAACCAAATAACATTTTAGAAACATTGCCATTCGATACTGATGAATAAAATAGATAACTTTAAGAACTTCTTATATTTAGCATGGAAGCATCTTAACTTACCTGACCCAACACCAATACAATATGATATAGCTGACTATTTACAATCTAAAGAGAAACGTATTGTGATACAGGCGTTCAGAGGCGTAGGTAAATCTTGGATTACTTCAGCATACGTGTGTCATCAACTTTTATTGAACCCTCAAAGAAATATTTTAGTGGTCTCAGCTTCTAAAACTAGAGCTGATGACTTCAGTACATTTACACAAAGGCTTATTAGTGAAATGCCTTTACTTGAACACTTAAAACCTAGAGATAATCAAAGACATTCTAAAATTAGCTTTGATGTAGCTCCAGCACTAGCCTCACACGCTCCCTCAGTTAAATCTATGGGAGTTACAGGACAACTTACTGGTTCACGTGCTGATTTAATTATTGCTGATGACGTTGAGTCTGCAAACAATTCACAGACACAGCTAATGAGAGATAGATTAGGTGAAACTGTAAAAGAATTTGATGCAATCATTAAACCTAAAGTTGGACGTGTAGTCTTCTTAGGTACACCACAGACTGAAATGAGTTTATATAATGACTTAGATGAGCGTGGATTTAAAACAAGAATATGGTCAGCTTTATACCCTGACAAAACACAAGCTATCGGTTATGGAGACAAACTAGCTCCTAAGATAACTAATGAACTTAAAGAAGACCCTAAACTAGAGAATAAACCTACTGACCCTGATAGGTTCAATGAAACTGACCTTATGGAGCGTCAAGCATCCTATGGTCGTTCAGGATTTAACTTACAGTTTATGTTGGACACTACTATGTCTGACGCAAACAAATACCCACTGAAACTCAATGATATAATTGTTGCTTCAGGTATAGGCTCTTGGAAGAAAGCTCCAGCTAACATCCAATGGGCATCAGGAGTAGACCAAATACGTGCTGTAGACCCTGAATTACCCAATGTTGGACTCAAAGGAGACTATTGGACTTCAGCTCTTTATATGTCAGAGGAATTTGCTGATTTTGAAGGCTCAGTTATGTCTATTGACCCAGCAGGTCGAGGAGCTGATAAGACAGCCTATGCAGTGCTTAAAATGCTACATGGTACTCTTTATCTAACAGCTATTGGTGGACTTGATGGTGGCTATAGTGACCAAACAATGT